AACGACCAGAGGTTTTGGTAATTCTAGGGCTACGATAAATTCTTGTAGCCTGCGTAACGCCTCTCCCTGTGTAGCGAACCCCTCGTTCTTAGCTACTTTGTCTTCGCCAACGTCTAAGTCTAAGAAGAATGACTTAATCTGTTTAGCGTCATCACCTTTGCGGGTACCTTCTTCCTTGAAGTTACTCATCGCAAAGTACATGTCCCACCCTTCACTGTCGTGGTATTCGGCGGCTTCTGCTAATTCATCTGTTGAGTGAAAGTATGTCTGCCGTACCCCGTTCGACGCTAGGCCGTATTGTAGAGCGACGTACACACCTTCTGTGGGTAGTACCCACCGTAAAAATTCTCTTGTATTCATGGTTGCACCCAATGCCGAGAGACACTATGGCAGGGATGTCGGCGCATCCTTTTCGGTAAAACCTAGCCATAGTGGAGTGATTGTTAGTGGTTAGTCATCCCAACCGTCAACAATGGCACTCAGATCGTCGTCATCTTCCTTGGGTGCGGGGGCAGATTTCTTTACGACCTTCTTGGGTTCCTCCACTTCGGAGGTATCTGGCTCATCGCCAAATATATCGTCAGAGTCATCGTCGTCTAATGCGACATCGGTGCTCTTGACACTGCTAGTAGTATCACTAAACGGGTTATCAGGTTGTGCTACGAAGCCGCCTTCCACAACACCGAAGGGCGAACGTGACACCATAGGCACGTATTCGATCACCTGTACCCCGTTCAGACGCAGGCTAACGCCATTGTCACGCATAGAGTACGGCACGAAAGCGAAGGCAAGGTTCACGGTACTACCGCTGGTCAACTGAAAATCCGCTGGCAGCTTGTTGTTCTTCGCGTCTACTTGCAGTGGGGGCGTGGTCTTGTCGGTGCCGTAAGCACCTTTCAGCTTGCACTTACCGATGTAGTTGCCGTCATCATCCTTCTTGAAGGGTAGGGCAAACTTGTCAGGCCAGCTTTTTTCTTTCTTGGCTTTATAGGCCACTGCCATTGCCTTGTACAAGGCTTTGGCTTCGCTTTCAGACATCACGAAAGACATAGAGTATTCCGCACCGTCATCCAGTGGATCACACTTAACGGAACCGCCTTTCCCACCGTTCGCTTTGTTATCGAACTTGTAGGTAGCGTCGAGCCTTGGGTAAAGGGCTTTCACGCCCTCGATTGTGTAGTACATATTTGCTTCAGCCATTGTTGGTCTCCTTAACTTAGGCTATTTATTGTGAACCCTTCAGTCGCAGCGAAGGGCGAACCCTCGCGGTTGTGGGGCACGATGTCGAAAGCAATTGCCGCTAACGTCTCATCGTCATCCACCATCAATCTAACTTTCTGTAGTTCCTCTTCTTCTAACGGTCTTTGTGGATAAAAGAACAGCTTCGGCACAGGACTACCCGCATCGAAACTTATCTTTGTCACCACTGCTGCACTGGGCGTTCCATGCCCACTCAAAAATTTGGCGTAAGCCTGTAGAGGCATAGAGCTTCTACCTTGAGCTTTACCAAATATGGATGAGGCAGGTACCTGCAACTGGTACACAGTATCTAATGCTTGCTCTTCAACAATCGCTAGTCGCTGACTGAACCTGCAAGCCCTACCCCCTCCAGTACCAGAACCTCGGACGTTATTGGTGCAATCAATACACCGCATACTTTGTCTCTGGTCTGGCGGCACTTCAGGTGCAGGTCTCTGGGTATCGTTCGACCAGCATGTCGGCAGACGTTTGGCGCTAGGGTCGTAGGCATCTTTGTAATACGAGCGCGCTACTGCCGCTGCGTTTACGATAACTACGTCTATCGCTGTACTGTCCACTTGCTGGTCTAACCCAGTAAACCTATTACCCTGTATGCTGATTCGGCGCACTATACGTCCGCATCAGGATCAAACGCTGTGGGGTCAAAGTCGTCTACAACAGCTTCTTCCGTTGCTTCTTCCTTAGATGCACCACCCTTTAACAGAGCTTCTGCGATACTCGCCAAGGCGAATCGCTGCGTTTTACCTACCTTGATGTACGTATTCTCTGGAATCACGCCATCCCTCACCCACTTACGGGTCGTGGATAATGACACACCAAAGTGCTTTGCGACATCTTCAATCGGAACTAATTGCTCCATCACGCTTTCCTTATTGTGAGTGCGAACTCTGCGTCTACGTTCAAGCCCTTTGGCAGAAGGTCTGGGTTCTCTTCCAAGAACTCCCGTACATTCTTCTGGTTCAGGCGCTTATCCAAGAACTCAGGCACACCATGCTCAAGAATGAACTCGTGCATGTGCTCCCAGTCGCTAGTCCAATACTTCTGCTTAACCGTACGGTAAAACGTACCAGCATCGGTCTTGACGCTTTTGATGTCGTTCTCTTTCAAGTAGCTCAGTAGCGCACTCTTTATTTTATTTTGCTGATTGACTAGTTTGTCATCAGCCTCCTTAAACTCCGCAGATAGGCGTTCCCGTTCAGCCTTAATCTTGAGGTAAACCCCAGTCATCTTGCCTAGCGGTACACCGTCTACGTCTTTTGCATCAGCCATGATCTTCGTCCTTCCATTGCCGAGAAAGGTAATATAGTGGTAGGTAATGACTTAATCAAGTATTTCTTTGTAAAGGTCGATAATTTTTGTATGTGTGTCTATTTTGTTATCTAGTAATGCGTACACACGCTTTTCTATGTGAGATCCTTGTAGCTGTACCACTGTGCACTTATGGTCTTGCCCCGCTCTGTGGATGCGGGCGTTAGCCTGTGCATAGGTTTCCACCGAACTGGTTGGCCCCCACCACACAATCGTATTAGCAGCGGTCAGCGTAACGCCGTGTGCCGCAGCCTGCGGTTGTATGACCAGCACTCGTGGGGTATCTGTTTCTTGGAACTCTTTGAATATGCGCGTGCGCTCGGTGGCACTGACAGCCCCACTAATGACCTCGGTAGGTATCTTGTCCTTGCGTAGCTTGTCAGTAAGTAGCTGGATCGTATGCTTGAACGGCACGAACACGAGTACCTTCTTACTGGACTCGTCGATTACCTCACGCAGCACCTTGTATCGGTGCTTGATGTCGAACTCCACCACCTCTTTGTCATCGGTGTACACCGCACCGGAACTGATCTGGAGCAGCTTGTTCATGTTCACCGCTGCTGTAGCTGCCGTGACTGTCTCTTCCGCAGCCTCCATGACCATGCGGTTCTTCAGTTCTTTGTAGTATTTCTCCTGCTGACGTGTCAGCGGTACCTCACGGGTTGTATACACGATGTCAGGCAGATCAAGGCACTCTTCCTTGGTAAACCGGATCGCCGGTTGCAGTGCACCGAATACTGTCTCGGTGGCGTCGGGCTTAGGTACCCACTTGAAGTTAGTCACTTTGTACATGACTTGATCGCGGAACGAACCAAAGAAGCGTGGCACAGCTTTCGGGTTAACAAGTTTAGCCAGACCGTACGCATCCAGTGGGCTTTGTGCAGCGGGTGTACCCGTCATCATCCATAGCCATGTGTCGGGACTGAGTAGTCTGTTTAACGTCTTCCACCTGTCAGTCTGAGCGTTCTTGTAGTGTGTGGCTTCGTCTACAATCACTAGGTCAAACCCACCGTTGGCTATGGCGTCCGCCACGATTGCTACACCGTCATAATTTATTACCACGAACTCTGCATCGCTTTCGATCACAGCGGTTCTTTTCTTCGCTGAACCGTGCGCTATATCTACCTTACGGTGCATGGCAAAACTAAACAGGTCTTCTCGCCACGCCGAATCCATAATAGATAGAGGGCATATGACCAGAGCACGTTTGATGCGGCCTTGTTTCATCAGGAAGTCTGCTGCCCAGATAGCACTGGCGGTCTTGCCTGTACCCTGTTCGTTGAAACAAAACGCACGTTTGTTGAGTGTCAGGAACCCAGCCGTAGTCTTCTGGTGCTCGAACGGTTTGTACTTACCCGTCCACTTATACTTGCCTTCGATGGGCGACGGCGCGTTGATGTTTAGATTCTTGAGTACATGGGCCTCGTCTACGCCCCAGTTAACCACCACACGGTTACCTGATAACTCCTTACTCTTTGGTATGACCTCGGTAACTTTCCGTGGGTCACGTAGCCGCAATAGCAGCGCCTTGTTATCTATTACTTTCATTTACCCTTCCATGCAAAAAAGCGCGAAGTGGGTGTCCACTACACGCGGTTAAAAAGTCCCGCCATACGGCCACACCGGACGGGAACGGTGCCAACAGGCAGGAAGTGCCTTGGCCTAAACTGTTATTAACACAGTAAGAAGAAAAGACAGTACGTTGATCGCTACAATAATACCGATACCGACCAGTACGCCTGTCTTTACGTCTTCCTTACTCACTGTCTACGTCGAGGTCTATGCCCCGCCTTCTTGGGCTTCTGCCCGTTACGGCTGCGGTTAGCACTCTTGCTTTCTATACGTACACCGTCTGCGTTACTGCCACCCTTACTCAACATCTTGTTGTGGCTGACATCCTTACCTTCCCGCTTATCTGCTCTGCCGTCTTTGTTGGCATCACGTCCCGCCTTGTCCATAGCACGCCTAGCACGTTGCCTCTCCATTCGGGCTTCGTGTGCAGGGCTACCCACTGGCGGGTTCTTCTGCTTCTTGCGGTCTGCTTTGTTTTTGTACGGCATTAGTTCTTTCCATTGTGTGGGCATTCCAACACAGGGCACCATGCTTTACATAGTCCGCTGGGGTTGGGGTTCCACGTATCGTTCTCAAAAGCTGTTTCCATGTCGCTGTATTTACTCAGCCACTTAGTCCACATCTTCTCCTCTTCTTCTATGGTGTAGCGATCCCTTATCAGGTCGTTACTTACCACAAACAACAGCCCAGCCCGAACGGTCTCCACCTCGGGGTAGTGCTTGAAGGTAGCCAAAGCCATAAGCTCTAGCTGCCCTTTGTCAGCATATCTTGCCGACTTGCCGGTCTTGTAGTCAATCACCCATGCAAGGTTGTCCTCGCGGTTCAGGATCACAAGATCGGCAATACCTCGGAACCAAACATCGTCAGCAAAGAAGCTGCACGCCTCTAAGTCTTTGGTTAGCCCCATCTTAATCTCGCACAGCTTCTCGCCTTTCTTGGCGTTTAGTGCATCCAACATACCTTGAGCGTAGCTAAACCGTGGGTCGAGTTCACCGCCGTCACGGATATATTCTTCCGCAGCTTCGTGAAAAGCTGTTCCATACAACGTAGCCTCAGACTCCTTGAACGGGTACTGCTTGAGCACCTTCTCATGGTAGAACTGCTTAGGGCATTGCTGGAATGCTTTGATCTTACTGAACGACCACGGCGCGATGCTCATCGAGAATCAAGTACCAGATTTAAGCCACGTAACTCAGCTATAAGTAGTGCCATAAGAGCGTGGTCAAATGTTATATCTCTATTGTTCATGACTTCTTGTAAATATGTCGCATCGTCTATAACGGCATCAGCGTTGTCACGTCGCACTAGCTTTTGCTGCTCTTCCCGTTCGTAATAACCCATCATTCACAGTCTCCATATGCGTATGCCATACCACTCTCACATTCAAGTGGTAACCCCTTAGCCCATGTCGGGACGTACTTCATGCACTTCTCGACGTACTGCTGGGCTTCTTCTGCTTCAGACTCAGGTACACATGCGATAACTGAGTCGTGAACTGTTAGTACCGCTCGGTACTTATTATTTATTAGTAACATCTGATCGCCTATCACACAACGTGCTAACGCTTGGCAGACGTTCTCTATCACCTTCCCACCGTAGATCCGCGTTCGGCCTCGGCGTGTCTTGTAACTATACTCTGTCCCCTGCGAGTTCTGCTCTCCCTTGAGATCCTCATAACGCATCAGGAGCTTAGACGGTAGACGTATAGATTCCCGGTTTCCTATAACTTCAACCACACCCTTCTTACCAAACTGGTAAGTATCTCCCTTCGCCATACGCGAGACCATGTTCTGGGCTTCTCGCCACACATGGCTGATCTTCCAGTTCGCATTGCGGTAGATTTCGATGATACGCCGTGCTTCATTAAGTGATATGTCCGTACCAAACGACTTCAACTGCGCCTGAAACTTAACAGCACCCATACCATAACCGGCACCGAGGATCGTAGTCTTACCCACGAACCGCTGATCCTTGGTTATCTGATCTTCAGGCACTTCGTAGATCCGTGCCGCCATCTTGATGTACACGTCTTCCTTTTTACGGAACGCATCGGTCAAGTCATCCTGCCCAGCGAACCACGCCAGCACCCGTGCTTCAATCTGCGACGAGTCACAGTCTATAAGTATGTGGCCTTCGGGGGCGACGATACTTCTCTTTAACATCTTACCGTTTGGCCCACGGCTCGGTAGGTTTTGCAGGTTGATCTTGTCATCCCCACCCCACCGGCCAGTGTGTGCCGCATAGTATCGCACAGGAACCGGCAGAGTTCCGCGATTGGATATGTCAATGAACCGCTGCGTACGGGTCTCTTCCAGCGTACTCTTGTTGCCCAACCTAGCAGCGACTAGCGCCTGCACTTCTGAGTTCTCGTGTCCGGCAAGAGCTTTGAACCCTTCATCAGTCTTGGCGAATGCGTAGGTTTCTTTTTCCGTGGTGGGGCTAATCTTGGTGGGCGGCTCGACACCTTTAGATCTGAGTAGCTCGGCAAACTTGTCGTTACTCATCAGCTCTTTCTTGTCGGTCACGCCAGCATCACATAACAACTTATCTTTATGTTCTTTGATCTTCTCAAGATGTTGGCCCAGTAAGTCTTGATCTAGCTCCAGCATGGGATGTATGAACATACGTAGCGTACAGTCAATGATCCTGAGTTCTTTCTTGGGGAACCCCTGCTTCATAAAGATGCTGAACAGCTTGTAGGTAAGCTCTACGTCGTTGATGCAGTAGTCGCCGTAACGATCTAACTCATCATCAGTAAAGTCTAGGCGGCGTTTGTCCAGCGCGTTGAGTATCTCAGTACCCTTGGCACCTACGTTGTATCGTTCCGCGAGCGCCTTGAGACTTCCACCAACCTCCACCCCGTGTAAAGCACGGGCAATACAAAGAGTATCAACCCAAACCCGAGGGCGAATATCAAATAGCCAAGATAATATAGCACCATCGAACATAGTGTTGTGAGCCAGCACCATGCTGTTAGCCCAGTCAAACCCATCGAAGTACCCTTTAAGTTCTTCATGCGTGCCTGATGCCCATTCGGTGTTGCCATTGTTTACCTTCACCCCCACACCCACGATCTCGAAGCGAGGGTCGCGGATGTATTCTTCAGTTGTCATCTTGGTCAGAGAGAAGTCTTTACTATAATACGTCTCGAAGTCGAGCGTTATTAAGTCCATGTTTTACCGTCCTTTTCTGTCAGCCAGATGCGATGTTCGCCATCGTTACTGATCTTACGGCTTGTGATGTTCCAACCCCTACGTCTGGCAGATATACGAAACGCACGTACCTTGTGCCCGTAGGGATCGTCTACTACAAATGAGTCCCCCAGAGACATACGCTCTAACGTGTCTTCATAAAGGCGCTGATGCTTGTATTGCTTATCAAACAGCAGCACCCCTTTTTCGATCACGATTTCTTCTAAGTCATCGCTCACTCTGTTTCCTTCTCTACAACACGGGTGACAATCACGTCAGTAGTGGTGGGTTTGCGTAGCCAATTACCCCAAGTGCCACGGTCATCTATGATGGCAAACCGTGCCTCCTCATCGTTCTTGGCCTCTACTATCACCTGACGTTGTACGGTTTCCTCGAAGGTTACGATAAACTTTTTCATTCTATCCTCCACACCCGAATGACGCCCTCGTCAACTAAAATGCGGGACGATATTTTTTGCCCAGCGTTTTGTGCTTTTTTCGTAAAAGCGTTTGCTTCGAGTGAATAGGAAGGTCGTCTATCCTTCCCCGTGGTTTTTTCGGAAAATCCAAATGCCACACTGTCGCCCACCTGCCACGTTCTAGTAATTTCTTCAAAGTGTCGGTATTTAGTGTTTCGGCCACTAGACTTACTCTTCGGCGGCATCGGTATATTTTTCTCTATCTTCGGCTCCACCTTAACCCCCCAACCGTTTGATCTCAGCGTCGATATAGAAGCGGATCTTCTTTGCATCGCGTAGCTCATCGCTGTGGGATGCCTCACCCATGCGGTAACACGCACGGAATATCTCACCGACCTGCGCGTTCATGTTCTTATGGGAGATTAGATCCTGCAGCTCCGCTGCCCCAGCAGG